AGAGGCGTCAACTCTGTGGGCTGTACCATTCCGTACCCCCCAAACTGGCGATTGGCGAAACCGAGAACCGAGTTCTTGCTGCGCTGGAGCTTGCGGGCAACCACAGATGCGGTCACGCCCGCCTTGGCGAGCTCCATCAGGACGGCTCTTTCTTCCTCCGTCCACGGTCTACTGTACATGATGCAGTCCTTACTTTCTTACGGGCTTGAGCTCACCGCGGGGCGGGTTCAATTGGTAGACCAAGGAATCCATGGCCTTGAGCAGAAGAGCACGGGCTTCCTCGCTCCGAGCTTGGTCCACGGCCCTTGCCAGATCGACCAAGGCTTCTGCGAACTGGGCCTCCCGGCACTTGGCCGGCTCATCAAGGATATCGAAATCATCATCGGACATGGGGGTGGGTTCCTGATTAGTCATTGCCGCACCCATCTTGGACCGAAGCGTGTTCAACCTCAATGACGGGATACTCCAAGGCCCGAATCATCTTCTCCAGATCGCCCCGCAATTCCTCGATGGTCTCCCCCGTCGGGGCCGAGATGTCATCGGTCCATGCCGTGACCTCGCCCACATCGTTGTAGTAAGACTCGTGGATCCCCAAGAAGACCCGACCATATGCGTCAGTGTGCCGCATGACACGGTAATTCCACTTCCTCATAGCACCACCCCATTCTGAGCCTCGATGTCGCGCTCGATGCGGCGGAGGCGGAAGATCTTGAGAGCGTTGTTCAGCTCTGTCTTGGCAAGCATAGCCCTGTTAGGGATGGGCAGACCGTAGTCTCCATCCTCCACATCAGAGTAGTTATCCAATACTTCGAGAGCATACTCGGCCGCATCGACCAATTGTTCTACGGTTGAAGCCACTTCACTGGGCATCGTCTTCCTCTTTCTTTATGAACATCCATGGGATTTCATGATCAACGTATAACTCTGAGTCGGAGAACGGGCGTCTCTCTTTTTTCCCAGAGCTCTTGAGCGGCCCCGACTTTGTTCGCTTGTTTCTGACGAATCGGAGAAGATTCTTCGTAAACCTCGTTGAGGACCACACGGAAACCTGTCTTTCTTTCATAAGTCTGGATAAAGATCTCGGCGTCCATCTCTTCTTCAAGATACATGCCCTTCTTATCGATGCGACTAAAAGCCGTGAAAGAGTACGGCGTCAGACCAACATCATCCAAGTCTGCAAAGGGTATGTAAACCCACCCACCACGGTCATCTGTGAAGCGGGTGAAGATCCGGGCGTGAGGGAATGGACCTGTCGTATTGTCTATGACCTTCCTGACCATCTTCTTGGCCCACTCACTTACCTTCTTCATAGAGTTTCGCTGCCTCTTTCAGGATGTGGGTCAGGCCGATCTGGACCACGAGCTTTGCTGACTTCTCATCGAGCTCGAAGGTAGCTTGCGCCGATCCGTCCGGGTTCTCGATCAGGTTGGTCAGCTTGATCTCGCCGCCGATCAGGTCGTCAGGCATGGCCAAGGCTTTCTTTGGCGGGGCCATGTCCAACGCTTCACGGACCATGGACAAGGCCTTGCGAAGTGGCTCGTTGTTGCGGGGCATCTCGCCTTCCTTCAGCAGGTAGGTGAGGAAAGGCTCTGCTGCATACAGAGCCTCCCGTAATTTCAGTACGTCATCGATCACGCTGCATCTCCCACGGCTTTCAAGATCTCGTCGCGCTCTTCGTCAGACAGCTTGCGTCCGGTGACGATTGCCGGCAGCGGATCCATCTCGTCGGCTGGCCGTTGCTCTTTCGGGTAGCCGTTCTTCACCTTGATGGTGATGTCATCGAACGTCTGAACGAGCAGGGCCATGAAGGCGTCCGCCTCACGCTGCTGCTTGTCGAAGAACAGGGTGCAAGCTTTCTTCACGCTCTCCATCTCATCGATCAGGAGATGCTCGCAGCGTTGCTGCTCGGCAGCGAGTTGGTTGATGATGGCATCTAGGTTTCTCATGTTCTTTCTCCGTTACATGAACCATTGCAGGAAGGCCTTCAGCTCTTGTGGCATCGGACCGGGGGATAGGAAGACGACCAAGAAGTGAATGAATGCGATCAAGATCGCGCCGAAGATAACGTCGAAGAGGATCTGTAGCTTCATGCGATCTTCACCTCCCGTGCTGTGAGCTCCAGTTCCTTGGAGCGGATGTCATTGCGAAGCTTGATCGTCCGCTGTGCAATGACGTCGTACATCTTGAACTGCGCTGCCTCATCGAGGCCCGCCAGCTCCATGGAAAAGAACGACAGAAGGTAGCCGTTCTTGTAGCCATCAACCATTGTGCCACGGCACCCCGTGGTCGCGGCCTTCTCTTCGATGGCCTCAAAGAACTTCGTCAACAAGGCATCGAATGCGCGTTCAGAAACTCGTGAGTACATGGTGTGATCCTTTCTGTGATCATGGTGACGAGTGTAAACCGGTTCGTCAACCCCGGCAGTACGGCTTCTGGCTCAATTTGGTGCGAGCACCGACAGGTTCGACAGATGCGAAGGCCCCTCCCGAGTAGCGCCGGCAATCGAGCGCGGCGCCGAGGGCGACTATCTCCTTATTGATATAAGTCGAGCCGGCATGACATCGGGCCACGGCGCGTCCGTAATTGTCGCGGGTTAAAACCTGGCACTCCACGGTCTTGCCGGCCACGATGCTGGATAGGATCTCCTTGGCCCATGGACCATTGCGTTCGTTCATCTCTTCAGCGTCCACGCCCCAGAGACGGATCCTCTCGGACCCCATGCGGAGCGTGTCGCCATCGACGGCAGTGGCTGGCCCGCAAAGGAGTCCGGTCAGTGCGACCACGGTGAATAGACAGCTCATTCCTTCCCCTCCCCAAGCGCGGCGCGGGCATATTCAGCCACACAATCTTCACACCCGTCATACATCCATGCGCCATGCTTGCACTTGTCATGCTTTGAATGAACGCCGTCAGAGCGATATACGATTGCGTGTTCTCTTGGCGTATCTCCGTCCGCAATAGTCCGCAGCGCCTCACGCAGCAGCTCTATTTCAGTTTCAAGGCCGACTATCATTTCGTTTGCCTCGCCGGAAATAATCCAACGCTCTTTTGCAGAGCGCCATTGTTCAAGAATGTCGCTCATTCCTTCCCCTCCCTAAGCCCAATAGCTCTTACCCAATACACCAGAAGGCCAGAGCGAAGCATGATCGAAACGATGGCGGAGAAAAGCCAATCGGCCATTGGCGCGCCAAGGAAGTATTGGGCAATCGCAATGATTGAGAGAGCGAACGCACAGAATCGAACCAGTGTTACAAACAGTTCTGCAAGGATTATCATTCCTTCCCCTCCCCAAGCGCGGCGCGGGCCGCAGCTTTCGTTGTCATGAGCGCCCGTGAAACATCCAGTATGTTGGAGTTCCCGTCCTCATCTTTGAACGGTTGAGTTTCCGCTATGAGACGCAAGACATTACGCAGCCGCATGATTTCATCGATCATGTCCTCCTCGGCATCCTCCTCGCCATCCTCATGGCCTTCTTTGTAGCCCGCCCACCAAGCCTCACCTTCTTTATCCGTGAGCCGTGTGCCGTCCTCCCAGTACAGTCCAGCACCGTCCTCGTCTTCCAGTCCTTTGACCATGACCATTACTTGTCCTCCTGAATCGATAGTTTCGGCAGCGTGACCTTCTTTGGTCGGGCTGCTTGATTGCGGCCGAAGCCTCCCGTCATGCTCTTCAGCATGTGCCTTTTGTGCTGCTCGATGTCCGCCTTCCTGCGCTCCTTGGATTCCCTCTCCATGCGCTGAACGGCGGTGAAGAAGGCGTGCTTCTCACGGTCCATCACTTCCCCTCCCCACAGATCTCGAACCACTTGATCTTCAGATCCGCATACGGAATCGAGCGCACGTTGACGCGGATCATGTGCAGCACGCGGTCCTTGTCCGGGCAGTCCGGCATCTTCTCGTAGCGTTTGGATAGTTGCGCGATGATCTCCTCGCGCATGATCTTCTCGTCCTTGTGGGTCATTCCTTGTCCGCCTTGTACACACGAAGCAGGTCGATCTGGTGCTCCAGATCCGCTTGCATCTTCATGATCTCCAAATCCGTCCGCAGCGTCCTCCACACACAGAAGAACAGGATGCCGAGGAAGAGTGCGTCTTTCAGGAAGTCTGTGGTCATTGGTCACCTCTATGTTTGAGCATTGCATCAGCTACTTGATAGGCTGTCTCTGCGGCCACCCCTGCCGTTTGGATGCCCTTGTTCTGGATGATTGCGGGCAGTGCGGCCATGGCGAACTGGTCACGGATCGATAGACCCGCATCACGGACCACGGTCCTTGCGCGAAAGGTTTTCTTGGCCGGTTTCGGATCGTCCTTGTACAGACGGATCAGGTTCTGCAATTCCCACGGACCGGGGACTGATACGCAAAGCTCCCAGCGGGAGACGGTCGCTTGCCGCACCTTCAGGTAGTCTGCCAATGCCCTTTGGCTCATGCTGTGTTTGCTGCGAGCCGCGATCACCAGATCCGAGATGTCCTTCGCCCTTTGGCGCACACTCTTTACATGGGACCCGTTGCTGGAAACGAAGGCCTCGATTGTTTCTATGTCGATCATGTCAATAGTCCTTGAACCAGCGTTCTTCTTCGCAATATTCGAAGGCCTCGTCGGCAAGCTTGCGGACCTGCTCGATGGATGCTTCTTCCAGATCGATCTTTTGCTGGGTGGCCAGATCATCCATGACGGTGACCACGACATCGGTCTGAACCATGTCCAAGCCCAGCCAATCACGGACCACGGACCTGATGGTGAAATGGGTTTTCAGAGGTGATGCCATGTTCAGTCCTTCACTTTCTCTACGGACAGATGTTCTTCGCTGTAGTCTTCGGGGTCCTCCGTGTGGGCAACACAGAAACTGTCGTGCGCCAGCTTGATGGCTTCGTCTTCTGTAACGGCCTCGACTTCTATGGTCTTGGTCACAATGGCCCTGATCACGACTTCAAAGGTTGGCATCACACTTTCTCCAGATGCTTACGATCCGCGAGGATCAGGTTGTTCATGTTGACGGACTTGTGGCCAGACAGGTTGTCCCAATTGACCTGCACGATGGAGTAATCGCCATAGTCCTCGATCTCTTCGACAGTGCCGACAGCAAACGGGACATCGCCCGTGTGCTGCATGGTGTTGCGAAGGAAGTGTCGTGCGAAGCAGACGCGATCCCCCGGCTTCATGACACATGCCCCTTGCTGATCGTCGGGATCAGAAACTCCCCGGTCTTCGATAGGATGTTCAAGGCCCCCGGACCATTGCCCTCGTCGTCAGCCTGAACGAGAACCTCTGACCCGTTGTCGAGGATCAGGACGACACCAGACTCCCACCAATCGAGGGCGTCACAGGTTTCTTTCGACAGATATTCCACGGCCACGATCTTGCGGCCGACGAGGGCCTTGATTGCGGCGTTCGTCCAGTTGGTTTCGATTTCGCTCTTGGTCATCACTCATCTCCGTAGTGAAAGGTATGCAGGGTCAGGCCGTGCTCGTCGCAGTAGTCGATGGCTTCGTCTTCAGAGCCAAACCAGATGGCGCAGACGTAGTTGCCGGTCAGATCCATCAGGCAGTAGCCAGTGGACGGGTCGTATCCAAGGATCACGGTCATTGGGTCTTCTCCTCTGAGGCCTCGTCGCAGAACACGAGGGTCGCGCGTTGCAGGGAATCGAGCGTGTTCATGCCAAGCTCGCGAGATAGGTGCAGGAGGTCTGTGATCAGGTCCTCCAAAGCCTCGCGCCGCTCGTCAGATTGCTGTCCGGTCTTCGCCATGAAGACGTCCAAGGCTGCTTGAGCCTCGCGGGTGCGTCCGGGATATTTCTGTGCCATCGATTGATCCTCCTCACCAAGAGCCGCGATAGACGACATCGCGCCATTGATCTTCCGGGCATGCTTCCATCCATTCGATGGCACGTTGAAACGCCGAGACCGTGTGCTCGAACATGGACTGAGGGTAGTCGCCGTCCTCTTGCGTGACAGCGGTATCGTTCAACGCGCCCGCTTGGATCTCGCCAAGGATCTCGCGCAACCCTTCAGGGCCAAAGGACCACTCGTAGGGCGAGCCATAGTCCTCGGGCCAGCGGCTCATCATAAAGTTCTGGAGAAACCAGTCCTTGCGCCAATAACCAAGGCTCACGCGGATCTCTTCGATCTCGTACCCATCAAGGGTCTGCGGGGTGCTGAGACGGTTCGGTCTAACGATGCCGGGGGTGATGCGACCAGAGAGGTAAATGTCGAGGCCCATGGGTGATCCTTTCTATGATCAGGGGGAAGGGTGGTGGAGGCTTACGCCCCCACCGTTTCTTTCTGAGCGAAGTGAATGTGGTAGGGGTCAACCTTGAGCCCCGGACCAATGCTCTCGATCAGGATGGCTTCCATGTTGTCGAGGCTGCGGTTGATCCACTCGACCTTCTCTTGAGCGGCAAACTGATCAGCATAGGACGCAGAGAATGAGAAGCAGACGTCTGTGTCCTTGCGACGAATGTACAGAGCGTAACGGGATGTCATGGATTGGTCCTCCTTATGGGGTCGTGACACGGTACATGCCGTCAACAGGCATGATCTGGCCGGGGCTTTGGAAACCGAAATCATAGCCCCGCGCCTCATCGATCAAGGCGTTGTGACGCGCCGCTGTCGAGGCAACCTCCGCATCGAGGCGGTTCTTGTAGTAGAGCCAGCCAACCTTGCAGCCGCTCTCCTCGCGATCAGGTTTTGGATATGCCAGATAGTCCATGTGTCGGTCCTTTCTCTGAACAGAGGGGCGGGTTTGCCCCAACGACACGAGAACCGTAACACTGTCCGGTGACCATTGTCAACGGTTGAAAATAGAAAGTTTGCCAGGTTTTGCTATCACCTGGCCCAGAATGGGTCAGAGTTGATGGGGGTGTCAAGAATTTGACAGGGGAGGGCGGTCCATGGACCATGGACAGTTGCTATATAGGAAACGAGGTTAGCAAAGATTGTAAACAAATATAGTAGCTAAGTCTTTGAATATACAAGGTGCAACAAGAAAACAGGTTGAAAAAGATATCTGGGGTAACCGTCTCGCGCGTATAAAAGTAGTAGCTTTAAAACTACAAATTTTAGCCCTAACCAACGAAGACCCCATATCCTGTTTTGACCTGATACCTTATCGCACCTCATATATTCAAAGACTTATCTGCTATAAGTTTTGCTAACCTTGCTTCCTTTAAAGCAGAACGGCCTTGTGATAGGGTCGTGACACTGTTCAACCGATGGAGGTTGCCCCCGTGGCGAGAGCCAAAACCACGCACAAACCAAAACTCGACGTCCTTGTTAACCCCAAGACCAAGGGTCTGACTGAGAAGCAGGAGAAATTCTGCCGGATTTATGCAACCGAGGACGTCACCCGGACAGAGGCCGCGAGGCTTGCCGGATACACCGAGAAGACAGCGCCGATTGCGGGATCCCGGTTCTTGAATGGTCGGGACTATCCCCACATCCTCGCTCGTATTGCTGAGATCAAAGAGGAGCTGTCGAAGAAGTATGAGGTCACTTTCGACAACCACGTTCGTCAACTTGCGCGGATCAGAGATGCCGCCTTCGAAAAGGGTAATTTTCCGGCTGCTGTCTCAGCCGAAAAGGCCCGTGGCGCTGTCGCAGGGTTATATGTCAGCAGGCAGGAAATCTTGGTCGGAAAGATTGACCAGATGTCTCGCGAGGAAGTCCTAGCCGAGATCGCCCGACTGCAGCAAGACTTCCCCGTCTTGCTTGAGGCGACCGCCCCAACCATCGACATGGTACGAGGGCCAAGAGACCCGAGCAATATCCCGTCTTTTGTTCCAGACGAGGACCTCGATGCTGTCTTGCAGGAACTTGACAACTGAGCCGCCTTGCCCCTATTCTCAAGCATGCCGCACAAAATTAAACCTGTAGAAGAACGCTTCTTCTCGAAAATCGAAAAGACCGACTCGTGTTGGACATGGACCGGTTCGAAAGACCGCAAGGGCTATGGCCGGATCATGGTCGGCAGCAAGCCTTGCCTAGCCCATCGCGTTAGTTATGAAATCCGTTTCGGACCCGTGACGAAAGGTCTTTTCGTTTGCCACTCGTGCGACAACCCCACCTGCGTAAACCCCGACCACCTTTGGCTTGGCACCAATCGTGACAACGCCTACGACATGATGGAGAAGGGTCGCTGGAAGCAGCCTCCAGTGCTGCCCGGAGAAGCCAACCCTTTAGCCAAACTGACAAGAGAGGCCGTCATAGAAATCCGGTCGGTTAAAGGAAACACTAAAGCCTTGGCCCATAAGTACGGTGTCAGTATTACGGCTATCAAAAGAGCTCGAACTGGTGCGGGGTGGAAAGAGTGAACACTGAGGCAGCGGTATTTAAATACCTCAAGC